CCACCTTGCCTATCAACCCGCAGCAGTGGGCGAACACCGAGAACATCCTCAAGGGCCGCACCGACAAGACTGAGAACTACGCAGCCCTGCAGATGGCGCGCTGGATGGGCTTTAAGCTGTATGACTTTAATGTGGACGATGCAGCAGTGGCACAGGGGCGCGCAGCCAAGGCCATCATGACAGAGTACAAGCGAGAGATTGGCAAACTGCGCCGCGCAGAAGCCCGCTTCGAGAAGCCTGACTGGGATGGGTTCCGTGAGAAGCAGCTAGAATTGCTTGAGCGCATGAACGAAGAAATGGCCAAGGCCAGAGGAGAAAAGTAATGGCAACCGCACGCAACTACAAACTTGAGTACGCAAACTACCAAGGCTCGGAAGAGCAAAAGAAAAAGCGCGCTATGCGCAACGCCGCCCGTGCCGAGGCAATGAAAAAAGGGCTAGTGACCAAGGGCGACGGAAAGGATGTCGACCATAAAAAGCCACTAGCCAAGGGGGGCACTAACTCTAGCGGGAACCTGCGCGTGGTTCCCGCATCTAAAAATCGGTCATTCGCCAGAACGAAGACCGCTGGCATGCGCTAATTGGTGTTGTGCAGGACTGCTAGAGTCACAGCGCTCTGTGGTCTTGCTCTCGGGGCAGTGATTGCCTCGATGAACCTTGGGTGGTTCAGGTTCACCACCATGCAGAACGCCTGACCCGGGTTGCCTTTCTGGCAGCCCTTAAACAACGTCACACGCTCACGAGCACTAATCAGAGCACCTGCGTCTTCCAGTTCGTCCGTTACGCGGGTAATGCTGTCTTTGCTGCGCATCAGCCACTTCTTGAACGTCACATGGTTGATGGACAGAGCACTGCCGGGTAGCACTGGGGACGTGGTGTCATGCACCAGCTTCATCCTAGCAACAGCCCGGTCAGGCACTGGGAACTGCACAACCTCTGGATTCTTGGCGTTAGAGGAGTACTCCTCCTTGCACTCGATCAGTTGGTCGTTATGCTCCTGCAAGAACTGGCCGATGATGTCGAACGCGTCTTGGCGTCCAGCTTCGGAAGCTGCGCGGTACTGCTCAACTGTGCGACATAGGTACTGCGTAGTCTCATCCACGTTGAACGGGAACAGGCCTAGGCGCTTGCCGATGTTGCCGATAATCCAGCCGCTGATAATCGCTGCTTTGTAGAAGCGCTCAGGTGGTGCGAACTCGAAGCCAATCTTCTTGTCGAACGCAGCAAGGCCTTTGTCCCATACGACCTTCGGGCCACCCATGGCAACGATGGCTTCTGCCAACTCAGGCATCGCCCAGCCGTTGTGTTCGTCCAGCAAGTTGTAGAACTCTGTGCCGCGCTCGCTACGCTTGCCGCCGATAAACGTGCGGTTGTTCTGCTCGACTTCCAAGCAGCGTGCTTTGACCGCATCGTTCTGAGCCATGAACTCATCGTACTTGCCGTGCAGCGAGTGGTTGGTTGTGATGATAGTTGGGCCTTCCCAAGTGACTGGCTCCCGCAGGTCACGCTTCGAGGTCAGCACCATCTTCTCACGACCGATACTCAGGTTGTAAGCCAGCGCAGTGGCAGCTTCGCCGTCCTGCATGGTCAGCTCGTCCATCGTAGCGGGCAGGTTGTTCAGCGTGCCGCGCACTTTGTACAAAGCGTTAGCTGTGTCGCGCTCACCCAGCAGCAAGTACTTCGGTGTGCCGATCAAGCTGTTAGCCGCAGCCAGAGCCAGTGACTTGCCTGTCGTCGTCTGCGTTGAGTAGATCGACATGATGAACGAAGAGTTGCCCGACACGCGCCCCAGTAGGCCAGCAGTGGCGACCAGCACAGCAGCGCGGATGTTCTCTGCGCCGTCTGTATCCAGCATGGCCATAGCCTCGACCCACTTCTCGCGCTCGCCGTGCGCACCCAGTATGTTGCTGTAGCGCGCCGCTGGGCCCTTGAGCCTGCGGTTCTCGTTGCCTGTTGGCGAGTTGACCAGCGTCTCTCCACATAGGAAAGAGCCATCTTCCTGCCAGCCAAAAGAGGTGAACTCCGCACCCGTTGGTGCATCTTGCTGCACCTGCTCCAAGTATCTCATTATGTATTGCCTCAGTCGCTCCTGCTGCTTCGGGTTGCTAACCAGAATCAGCTTACTCATCAAGAAGTCTGCGAAGTCCCGTCCCGCCATGGAGATGGTGGTCATAGGCATGTCGAAGAACTTCCACCCATCACGCTCGTAGCGCACAGCCAAAGATGCTGTTGCTGCTGATGCCTCTAGGTCTGTGAAGATGCCAGTCACGTGAATCTCGTAGTTGCAGATGATCTGCCGCTCTACGCTGACCGCAGCTACCTCAACGCCGTTGGCGTCTGTCACCATGGTCTCAGTCTCTACTTCCTGCACCACTTTGTGGTCCTGAATGACGTAGGGCTTCGGCACAGTAAACGTCATCTCTGCGACGTCATCAGACAGGCGTGCACTTGGCGGCGCTGGCACGATGACCGCCTCTTCACCAGACAACTGAGCAGGGCTCTTGATGTTGCCACGGTATGGGCAGCCGTTACAGCCTGTGCCGCAGTACTGCTCTAGCTTGGCGCACGTAGTCGGGCCGGTGGCATGCCAACCAGCTATCTTCTCCATGCTGTGGTCTAGGTCGAAGTCTGGGTGCCCACCTGCAAGCACGGTGACCGCTGCTGGCACATCGTTGCAGTACTTTGCGAAACCCATCGTAGCGCGCCACAGTGGCTCCTCTACGCGGTTACCTGCGGCGTCCAGCAAACCGCCACTGTCGGCGATGGCGTGCAGTTGGTTACACCGCTGAAGCACACTCTCCAGAATGATGTCGCCAGAATCCAACACAGCAGACATGACCGCAGAGCGGCGACCACTAGCTGGCGCACGCCTAGCGGGTGCTGCCTGAACACCCTTGTTGAACCAAGGGCGCAGTACGCCAAACAAGGCGACTGGCTCGTAGTCCGGGCAATCCGCTTTGCATGCTACTGACTTCCATGGCACCTGCTTCTTGTGGTGCGTGCCCACAGGGCGCAACACCATAGACGTGTCGTGAATCTTGCTGGTGTCGATGACAACACCCTGCTCTTCCAACGCAACACGCAAGGCAATCGATGCCTTCGTCCAGTGCTCTGCGCTAATCTGCTGTGTCAGCGGCCAGTAGCAGTGCACGCCGTTGCCGGATGACACCACCATGGGAGCGGGCAAACCAACAGCCTTGATGGCAGCAGAGAGGGCTGTCCAGCCTTCACGCTGTGTTGCGTAGGGCTTGTCAGCGCCGATGTCTAAGTCGAGTGCTAGTGCTTTAAAAAATGTTGCTGCCGCTTGTGTGCGGCGGTACTTAATCTTGCCGTTGTCCGCTACTTCGTGGTGCCCTGAGAAGCGTCCCACTGAGAAGTAGACCGTGGAATTTGGCTCTGCGTCCCACGTGTGAATCGCAGCTACAGCGTCATCTATGTCTGTGAATGAACCCCGGTTCCAGAAGATACCTCTGGGGTTCTTGCCTGATGGGTCAGGTCTGTGTACGCAGATTACGATTTCGTCTTGCTGAGCGGTGACTCGGGTAATAAATGTTTTAGTGTCCAATGCCGGTGCCCCTAGAATAAAAACCCCCGGTCAGGCCGGGGGTGCCGTTTTTAGTCGGTCAGTTTACTACTCGTCGAACAAGCTGTCGAGTTTAGACTCTAACTCGCTTGATGCTTTCACCGGAGCGACAGCAGGTTTGGCAGGTTTTGCAGGAGCCGCAGCCACAGGAGCGGCCTCAGCTTCATCCTCATACGCATCATCTACTGCAGGGGCAGCGGGCTTTGCGACTGGGGCGGCGATAGCTGCCTTAGCTTCTGGGGCAGCAATGCCGGGTGCTGCTTCGCGTGGGTCCATCTGACGAGTTGCGATTTTAGCCTCATCGCTTGCTGCCAACTGGTCTACACGTGCTGCTGCCTTCTCGCTGACATAGCCGTTCTGTGTGAACGTGATTTTGGGGTAGCTAGCTTGGTCATCGAAACCCAACTGCGTGATTGCCTCTTCAGGGATGATGCCGTAGTTGTCCAACTCCTTCAAGTACTCGCGCATGGCCTTCATGCCAGACACAGGCACAGTCAGGCTGTACACCTTGGTGGGGTCTGCTGCTGCAACGACAGCCAGATGGCGCTGGTCTGCACACAACTTAGACTTCGCACCAGACGGCAAGACCTTAGAGCCAAGCACGTTGTTGGGGCAAGTAGCACAGGCCGTGTGGACTGGGCTCTCTACAGATGAGTCAGGACGCAAGCCATCGTTAGAGAAGCAAGCAGGACGGACACCCTCAGCAGCTGCATCGTATGCTTGGCCGTAGAAAATCTTAGACACGCGTGGGTTAGCGCCAACGATGATGGTGTCTAGCGTGATGCCGACAGTCGTCTCAACGCCGCCCTCTACGAGTCGGTAACGACCAGCCTTGATGCTGATGCGTGGGTAGCTTACGCCGCCTTCGCCAAGAATGGCAGAGGAAATGGCTGACTTAGTGCCTGCTTGTTGGCGGGCTGCGATACGCGCTGCGATGTGCGCTGGGACGGTTGTTAGAGCTGTGCTCATAAAATACTCCAGTTAGTGGTGGTTAACACCAGCGTTCGGCTTTCGCCACGGGGCTGGGCACCGTATTGGGAACGCTCAGTCTGCGCGACTTTTGCGGAAATTAAATACACGGGTGGCACCGAAGTTAATGCCGGGAGGCGGCTCACCGTTTGCCTCGATGTAACTGCGAACAGCTACCTTGGAAGCGCGGGACTCTAGCAAGTCCCAAGAGTCGTTCTCTTTGCAGTGGCTAAAGAAGTCCTCACGTGACGCAACAGTTGCCGTGTTGTGCGTGGCCCAGTAGCCAGTGCCGAGGGAAGTCTTGACTGTCTCTAAGCCATCTTCCTCTGCCTTGGCTGTGAACCAGCTCTCTAGTGCACGCAGCTTCTCGGTCAGTTCTGCCTTGTTGGCTTTGTGCTCTTTCTCCAAGCGGTCAATCGCGTCACGCACTTTGGTGTAACGCTCCGCTGCTTCTTCATAGTTCATGTTGTACCCCTATCAGTCTTCGTTGATGCCATTCACTAAATTCAGAAACTCAGTCAACGTGCTCTGCTTTGCACGTAGCCGCCTGTACAACTCTGCCTCGAAAGGCGTTGCCCAGATGTGCCACACGCTTGTCTTGCCCGTAGTCGTAAGTCGCCGAATCCTCGCGTTCGCCTGCTCATACTGCTCAAGTGAGTAGATAGGAGCAAACCAAACAATGTCCTTCGCACGTGTCAGCGTCAGACCATGCGCGGCAACCTTGGGGTGTGCCAGCAAAATCTTAGGGCTGTCAGTGTGCTGAAAGTCATTGAATATCTGTGCACGGTCTTTGATGCTCACATCACCATGCACTGTTGCTACCTCATAGCCGTCTGCTGTTAGCTTCTGATGAAGCCAGTCTTGCACACCGCGTAGAGGCACAAAAATAATCGCCTTGTCGCCAATCTCATTAAGTAAGTCAGTGAGTGTATTATATCTGTCTGCCGCGTCTAGCACAAGCGCACCAGTCTCCGAGTAGACAACGCCACAAGAAATCTGCAGCATCTTACTCAGCACCACGGCGGCGTTAGCCGCTGTCACCTCACCAGCAGCAAACACGCTGACTGCCTTCTCCTTCATATCCTTAAACGCCTTCGCTTGCTGCGCAGTCAACACTGTCTTGCGGCCCACGAAGTTAGTCTGTGGCAAATCCTTACACTCGTCCAGCGAGAACCTGATCGACGGCTGCAGCACCCGCTTGCATGTCTCCAATGCGTCAGGGCGCGGCG